TCACCTTCAGGCTGCAATAAATTATTAATACTAGCTACGTCACCTGCCATTATGTCTTCCTCTTTTTATTTTTTGTTGCTTTCTTAGCTGCTGTTTTTTTCTTTTTTTCTGTTTTATCTTTATTTTTATTAACGTATTTAAGTTCTCCTGCTAAATCCAATTTCTTTTTACTTACAGGAAGACCTGCTGTTTTTCTTTTACCCTTATTCTGCATTGCTATTGTTCTACTTTTAGTATTATCTTTAGAGACTTTTTTGCCTTGTCTTTTAGATTCCTTTTCAATCTCAGCATCAGTATATACTTTTAATCCTTTTGGAGGTAATCCTAGAGCTTTAGCCCGTGATTCTGCCTCATCCTTTCGAGATTTTTTATAAGCATTTCCTGCTACTATTTTTTTCTGTGCCATTACATCATACCTCCAAATCTAGGGTGAACTTTAAGACTATCAATACTCACAACATTATTTGCCCATTGTCTAGGGATAACGGCAATCTTAATAGCATTAGATAGGGCTTCTTTTACATCATCATGTGGTGGTCGTTTAAGTATCAATTCTTCTTCTAGTATTTGACAGTTACCTGACTTATAGTGCCACACAGATTGATTCTCATACTTAGGTTCGAGTATAGCTGATACTCTTTCTTCTTTATCACCCTCTTGTCTAGATGGTCTATACTCATCTATTACTAAAGGCAATCCATTAGGTTTGATATAGCTTTCTTTAAGTTCGTTTACTATTTGCTGTTGTGCCACTGTTACTTCTGCACATAGCTTCCTAAATCCCCACTTGTTTTGTGCTTTAACAATATGATTAAAATACTCTACAATACGATCTGTCTTAAACCTATCAATGTCTAGTACATAGAAATTACCAGAGGAAGATACACCTACAGTTACCAGTGCTGTATAATCAGCTTTTCTCTTTAAGGAGAATGCGAAATCTATCGCTGCATAAGTAGATAATTTCTCTCTAGCCATAAACCAATACTCCCCATTCTTTGTTAAAAGTCTAGGTTCATAGTATTGAAACTTCTCTGGGTTAATTCCCCCACTTCCTATAGCATTAGGATTATTATAATATTGTGCATAAAAATGTTCATGTATTAAATACTTAGCTTTAATACCTGCAAGTATCTTCTGGTTAAATCCAAACCATTGTCCATCAGTCCTTTGTTTCCGAGGCCATAGAAACTCACCTTCTGTTTCTACTTGCCGTTCAAAGACCTCATATACATTGTCTGTATCTGCTTCATTTCCCTCATCATCATATATAGTCACTTGCATACTAATAAAGTTACTGTAGATGTCTCTAGGATCATATCGAGTTCCNACTGCCACTTCTTCTGCATTAGGATTTTCAATAGATGCNAGTTGAGAATATAAAGCNTCTACCCTATCTCTGCCATCCTGAGTATAGGCATTATTAGGCACGACCAAATCGTCCAAAACCACCAAGTCTGCATGGAAACCAGTAACATTAGCAGTAATTCCAGCAGCCTTAACCGTACTATCCCTAACACCCTCTTTTTTCCTGATTGGATGATCTACGCATATTTCTTCTACAGCCCATTTCTCTCTCTTTCCCTCTTCTGTTTTTAACATCTCAGGCCAATATCTTGCATAGATTTCGCTATCCAATATTAACTTAATTTGATATAATTGTTTTTCTGCTAAAGGTGCNGTTGCTGATATATANAATACTGTAATGGCAGGATTCTTTGTTATCTTCCATGCAGTATAATATGCAGCAAGTTTACTTTTCATGTGACCACGAGGTAGCAATACAAGTCTATTAGGCTTTGCATCTTGCCTAGTAAGCCATTGCATTAGTTCCTCATGGATTAATCCTATTAGGAGATGCGGAGCAACTAGCCTCACAAAGGAGATAAAGTTGTTCTCCGCCAATACCCTAATCTGTTCTACTCTAGAGCTAACCACGAACTCTATTTCTCCATTCGTGTATTATCTTTAAAGCTGTCTCTGCTTTACTCAATCGTTTGAGTAATTCACTTCTGGAAAGCTGCTCAATGGATCTGGACAAATTGCGGGGGCGAGAAGCGTTTGACACCCTGTCAGCATCAATATGGTCAATAATATTGTTAAATTTCTCATCAAGTTCCTCTTTAAGTTTATCATTATGTTTATTAATTTTATTACTAGAGTCTGATTGATATTTCCCTAGTGCTTGTAATCCCGCAAGTTCCTTTCTAGCTGTATCCCTTTGACGGGCTGTATATTGTCTCCATCCATACATTCCGCCAAGGATAATTGTATAAGCTAATAGAACGTATGTCATTACATCCATACTAATCTATTGAATCTTTTTCTTTAATAGCAGTAACAACCAAGCCAAATACAAATGCTATGACAGTGGTTAGTTGTAATTCTTGTTCTACTGTTAGTGTTAATCCAAAGTGTGCGCCACCCCAAATTAAAGCACCAACTACTGCTGTTTGGGTACTCTTTTCTTTAAGTCTTCCTTTAAGCCAATTCAACATAATAAATCCCTATAAAATATGCTACATAAGCGCAGATGATACCTGCATAAGCGAACCATAAATCCCTTCGCCAAACCGTTACTTTCCGATGGTGCTGATAATACTCCCTGCTTAAAGGGAATAATATTACTAACCAGACAAACCATAATGGTTGCCATAGTATTAATAATGCGGGTACAAAGGCTGTAGCCCAGTGTGCAGGTTGATTTACCAACCACTCCATAGCCCAACTTCGATCTTTACTCATTTATTAGTCCTTACAATTATGTCGGAATAAACAAACCATGTTACTACAATCTCTCTAACCTCTGGGGAAGGAGTGGTATAGTGTCCATGAGTTGCGTGAGGCGGGAAAACAACAATCTTTCCCTTCTCTGTTTTTATTGCTTTATTCTGAGCAGGAAATATTAACTCCCCACCCTCTTTAACAGTATTAAGATGCAATACAACAGAAGCATATCTTAACAAGCATCCTTCATTAACATTTCCACCAAACTCTCCATCCGTATGATAATGACAAATCTGTCCTTTATCATATCTATGATATTCATAATCTTGGTCTGCTGATTCTCTTATCGGTTTATACCTTCTTGATATTAAAGATTCTTGAAGATTAGCAAATATTTTTTGTAATAATTTATCTACCTCACTTAATCCTTCTGTTTTTGTAATGTTGACAGTTTTTCCGTCCCTGTTATACATATGAGTATCACCCTTATTCACATAAGGATGAATACCACTTAGTATACTGTCTATATCTTCATTACTAACAAAATTAGGATACTCAAGTATCATTTACTAATCGAACTCTAGAATTAAAAGGAGTAGCAAGAATCTGTCTTGTCTTAGCCCCCTCTGTTACCATTTCATTTCTAAAACTCTCTGTAGCTGATGCTCCTTTACGGGCTTCATTTGCAGTGTTAATTAATAAGGCGGGCATCCATGCAATAGCACAACCCCAATCATCTGTGTCTTCATCCGTATTAACATTTTTACCTGATACTCTAATGTACCAAGGGCAACGAACTATAACTTGCTTACCATTAACGGTTTTAACTTCTTCACATTTAGCCCCTAAAGGGCATTCTCCAGTTTCTACATCCATTAGCTATCTTTGCTGCATAAAATTATGTCAATGTATGAGACATCTAAATTAATAGCACTCCCAGTAAAGGCGTGGCTATGTGTTGCTCCACTACCCGCACTACCTGTGGCTACACTAGTAGAAGTAGCTGTATAGGTTTGTGCGCCACCTTGTACTCCCGCAACAGAGGTGTTAATACCACCAGTATGAGTATGGGCAGGTATCTGTGCTACTGTAAGTGCAATTGCATCAGTTGTACCACTTGGAGTCTGACTAGCAAAAGCTGTTTCAAAAGCTACTGAGCCACCTGTACCTCCCCCAGTTCCCGATACTACTCTAAATGCTTTATCATTCTGAGAAGTTATCTTAGTCCACCCTGTTGGTGCATTGGCTTGCCAAAATAGCATGACAGTACCCGCAGGAATTGCAGAAGTAGGATAAGTAGGTAATGTTGTCCAATCAGCACTCGTTCCATTAGTTGTTAAGTACTTACCATTGTGAGATGTTTGAGTAGGTAAGTTAGCTGTAGCTACTAACTGCCATTTAACATTGCTTAAATCTGTACTAAATGTACCAGATGTATGTGCTAAAATACAAATATAACTTGTTCCACTATTCTCAACAACATCTCCTATTACATAAGCAGTAGTAGTTGCCCACGGCCCTTCCCAAACCCATCCTTCAATAGTAATTGGATTACCTAAATTAAGAATATTCTGTCCATTCATATCCAATGAACCTGTCATTGTGTTTGGAGCAGTTCCGTCCCTAGAAACAGTATTCTCTAATGCTGCTTCTATTAACGTATTGTTAGTATTAGCTGCTGTCGTTGATTGATAACCAGTGGTTACGTCATTTAATGTAAGTTTTGCCATTATTTCCCTTTAGGATACATAGTTTATAGCTCCGAAGTAAACTTACCTGATACTGTAAACAGTCTACCGTTGGCGGTAGTATTTGCTTGTCTATAAACAGCCCCTCCATTTACAGCAGTACTTTCACTACTATAAGCACCATCAAATCCAGCTACATTGACATCTGCCCAAACAATTGTAGGGGCGGCTCTCATAGTTACAGGAAGTTGATAATGGGCGCGATAAAACTCGTTATCCGCTGTATTTCCTGACCAGCCTGTCCTTGTTTCTTGGTAATACCGCTGACACAAAGCTAACTCTTCTCCATAACTTCTATGTTCAAATGGTGTGGCTACTGAGCCTTCTTCTAGTTGGACTCCAGTTATGTAAAAGGTTGCTGCATTTGTTCCAACTACCGATACCGAGCTATCTGCTGATAGTTCAGCCGATCCTACCCACGACCCTGCGGAGGCGGTAAAGTTTGTTCCCACACCCAACCCAAATCCAACTGTGGCAGAATGGGCATTAGTAGTTACCCAAGTTCCTGATGTATCTCCTGCGATGCTAATTGTCTTCTGTTCCCATGTATCTGCTGATGAAATTGTATAATTAAATGGGTAACTCCTAGCGTTTGCAGCATTTCGTACTGATCCTCCAAAAGTTCCTGTAAGACTAGACCGCACATAAAAAGAAAGTGTGACTGCTTTTGCAGAAGCTGTTCCCCACGCTAAATCAGAAAAGTTAAACCCTTCAATTCGTTGTTCAAATAGGAATAAATCACCAACTGCTAATGAATAAGCACTTAACGAAGTGATCTTTAATGAACTACTGAATCCCACAGGGGCTTCTGATTGTTGTTGAATTGAGAACTTAGATGCCTGATTTAATCCACATCTCCATCTGTCTGCTGAAAATATACCATCTGTAGGAGTGACAGCAGCCCCTGCGTTTCTCTGGTCAATCCGCATATCACCATTAATAATACGATTCCTATTCCCTGCTAACTGACCACCATTAAGTGAGGTAACTGTTGCAGCACCAATATTAGGAGTTACAAATGTAGGGCTAGTAGCTGTTAACGTATTAGTAATAGCTACNTCATCATTAGTATCCACACTTAGATAAGTATTGCCGTTATTCTTTAGCGTAGTAGTTGTGCTTGTAGTTTCTATACTAGATGCCATTATTTCTCCTCCAATGCTTCTATTCTTGTTGTTAGTGTTTCTATTATTGCTTGTTGTTCTTTAATTGCTGCTACAAGAAGTGGGATTGTTTCGGTATATCTAATACCTAAATATCCTTCTGCATCTTCTGATATAATTTCTGGTAATACAGCTTGAACATCTTGTGCAATTAAACCTACTTGAGATTTATTTTCTTCATCTGCAATCCATGTAAATTTAACTGCTCTTAATGTTTGAACAGCATCTAAAGCATTTTCAATATTGCCAGTAATGTTTTTTAGTCTTTCATCTGAAGTACCTGTCCATGATGTTGCTCCTGACGATATATAAACTCCTGCATCTGATGGTGTGTATACAACAAAAGCATCAGATGCGTTATTTCCAATTTTCCATTTGGCTGTTCCACTAGATGTAAATCCAATGGTAGCTTCGTTTCCCACACCACCAATTCTTTCAACAGACATTCTTGTATTTGCAACTGAACTAGTAGTTCCCACCAACACATTACCTGTGGAAGTGATACGCATACTTTCAGTTGCCCCACTTAGAAATGATAAGTGATTTGCAGTATTAGCGCTATTTACATACCCTGCCTGAATATAACTTCTAGAATTTGTATCATCTACGCCGATTTGGATAGCTCTTCCACCTAAGCCATTACTAACGGTAAGACCATTATTCGCCATATCCCCAGAAGTTGATGGTTGAGCATTACTACTTCCTAAATGTAAATCACTCATCGGGGCAGTAGTACCTATACCAACATCACCATTAGCTAATATCGTAGCCTTAGTAGCACTAGTACCACCAGTAGTTGTCTTTAATTCTAACTTGCCCTCACCACTAGATACCTCTGTGCCTGTAACTGTGGCTACAACAGGAGTCTGAGCGCAGCCAAAGTCTAAGCTATCTGATCCGCCATTTGGGGTTGTAATTTTAATTGTCATTAGATACTTGCTCCTTTAAGCTGCTTAAGAGTTTTCATACCATCTACTTGTTTGGTTATATCTCGAAGCCTATTCTTCTCTTTAACAATAGCTGAAGTATCTTCAGATGTTTCTAATGCTCTATTGAANAGNATGTCTTGTGCTTCTAGTAGAGGTTTACGTTCAGCACGAAGCCTGTCTTTAGTAATAACTTTAGCTTTATCTATATCTATTGTTATACCCATGTCCACGCTCCTCTAAAAGTCCTGTCTGAAGGTACTTCTGAATCTTCTACTATCTCAAATTTAGCACCTTCTGGTACATCTTTAGCAGCAAGTTCTTCAATGGTGTGATCTTGTAAGTAATTAGGTGAAGGGATGATAACTGCTACTCCACCTTCTTCTGTTTTATATATTATTCGTTTGTTCATTGTTTTTCCTTTATCTGAAGATGCTTATGGAAACGTAAGGCATATCTTTTAATGCAATACCCGCATCTACAGTATAAAGCCTTAAGGCTCCTGTTGTTGGAGCGGGAGGCCCAGCAGCATTAGACCCCATAACAACATTAGTGCCGGCTACTGCCGTAGCCGACCCCTCCCATGCGTAATTAACATCCACCATAGCAACTGTAAAGTTAACCGTGTAATCACCCGTGCCATTGTCCGTAATAGAGCTAACATTACCACTAGCCCTAATAGCAACAGTACCAGTACCATTGAAGTTAACCCAAGCCCTGCAAACATAG